CACGTCTTGAATTTGACCGCTCGGCCCGTAGTCGGTGATCAACACCTTGACGAGCTCCTCGGGCGTCGATCCACAAACAACGTCTGTGAAGTCGCCCGTGCAAAGATCAAGGTCAAGCCGGTTGTTTCGCCACACGGGGCGGAGTAGGATCGTTTTTAGTAACTTGCAGAATCTTGACGCCTGCTTCAATTTCACGTCAAGGCCGCACTGCTCGACCATCTCCGCGTAGATCTGTTTATCTTGCTCGCTCCCCGCGATGGTTCTGGAGGGCGGCTCCCTGTAGCATTGCGCCAGTTGCCGGATCGTCTTACCGACGATATTCAAATGAGCGAGCACCATTGAGGAAGGATCGCTGAAAAGCGCTTGGAGCTGCTCGGTCAAGCGGGGGAGCTGCTCGCCGTGATAGAAGTCAAGCCGCTTGGCGGTCTCTTTCTTCCGCTCCGTGTTGGCGACGGAGTAAGCGTCAACCTCCATCTGTCTGAAAACTGCGGGGACCGTTGATTGAAAAAGCATCGCGTCACCTCAACCGTTTTTGTGTCTGTCTGTTTGCAAGCGCTTGCAACAACTCAGGCCGCCATACTGATCCTCGCTCCCTCGCGGCGGACCTTGATCTCGAAAAACTCCTGAAGGGTCAGCTCGGAGTCGAGGAGCTGCGCCTTGTATTTTCGGAACATTTCCTCGGTTTGTAAGTATGCGGGGCATCCCGCAGGCCCGCAGTGGAGAACGAGCTCGCCGTCCATCAAAAAGCAGTGGCGGCGGGAGAGTGATCGGTTCTTACAAAGGAAGGAGCCCAACACATAAGAGTGGATCACGGACTCCCGCAGCGAATGGATCGCCCAACATAGGGAATACACGCGGTCGTCGTGAAACTTCGTCGAGGAGTGGCCGAAGGAATACTTTCCATTCTGCTTGAGCGAGTAAACGAAAGTGGAGAGCTCCTTCACGAGCCCGTCGAGATCTCGGGGGAAGTGGAGCCTTGACTCCTTCGCCACGCGGAAGAGCTCGGGGAAAGCAAGATTCTGATTAGAGTCATGAGCGGACAGCATCTCATAGGGGATTTTCTGATCCGAGACCCACGCGGCGATGTCGGTCACCTCGTAGTTTTCAAGCACCACGTTGTCGAGCTTGTACTTTTGGTGCGAGTCGAGGATCGCTTTCTTGACCAGCCGCGAGGTGTTGGGGACGATCACCTTTTGATCGAGCAGATTGAACTCGGGCTCGCCGAGCGGGGAGGCCATTTTCAAGACAACCGTCCACACGGTGTTGTCGTTTCCGAAGAGGGACTTCGAGCGGTCGAGGCCGCCGCCGACCTTGTAGGCACGGCCACGGGTCAGGGCCTTGAGATCGGCCACGGGGACTTGATAGTCGGACTTGCAAAGCTCGATGATCTCGCTCGAAAAAAGTTGGTTCACGCTATCCGAGCGCTTGCACAGGATGTCACGGTCGAACTCGGCGGGGAGCAGCGTGCTTTTCAACCGCTTCGCTTTCTTGCGGTCGATCCACGGCGGGGCCTCCGCCTCGAAATGCTCAAAGCTCTTGTACTCCAAATGATGAGCGAAGATCCCTTCGTCCTCCTCGGCCTGGCGAAGCAGTCCATCCACGCTTCCCCCGCTCGCTCCTATATTCGAGTCGATCAAGATCAAACTTTCCTCGGAGTCGAGCAGGGCCGCCTGCATCGCGTTGAACGGTTGGAGATCCGGGCAGGCGTGGAGATCCGAGACCCACAAGAGATTGAGCTTCTCCCCGAAGGAAGAGCCGAAGGAGACGGTCGTCGATTGGATCGTGTTCCCCTTGCGGGGGTTTCTGATCTCGCCCGTGTAGATGTTCTCCTCGCCGATCATTTTCCGCAAGGCTGGCGTTGCCGTTATGGTCCGCCGCAGCAGGTTATACTGCGTCTTGCGGACGTGATCGGAGCTGTTTCCCAAGAGCTGGATCGTGTAATTCTTGCGGGTGGTGAAGAGCCACAAAACGACCAGGGCGAAGAGGGTTGATTTCCCATGGCGGCGAGCCCAAACAAGCAGCGATATGGAGTGCTTGAGCTTTCCCGCTTCATCCACTGCGAGGATCTGCTTGACAGCCGCGATCTGCGTCTTGGTGAGCCGTGCGGGCTCATAGGTGTTTTTGCTTGTGAGAACGCGGGGGCGGACCGATTGAAACCAGGCGGAGAAACCCAAGATCCCCGGACGACTCCACTTGACCTGCGGGGAGTCCGGGGCAACGGTATAGCGTCCGGTTTTTGGGTTCTTGGGTTGGTAGGGGTTTTTAGGGGTTGCCATTGGGCAGTGTCTCCGCATACGTCGTGCAAACGCTTGCATGTTTGGTTGCGTTCACGCGGAAGCCACTGCCCTATGTCGCAGTGCATGGGGTTCAGGAGCTCTATGTCACTCGGGTGGTAAGGCTAACTCCTTCGTCAAAAAAATTTCCGAGACCTTGAGGGCGGCCAACCCCGAAAACCTTCACGGGGAACCCCCCCCCGAGCTTGCTTATATCCTGCCCTAATTGTGGACCGATGTCAAGTTTTCTTTGATTATCTCTATTTTTCTCTGTTTTTCATCCACATTATCGGCCGGAAAGTCAGCGTGTCGAAGGTATCAGACGAAAACACGAGATAATCGAGAATCGTTGAAATTCAGAAACAACGCCCAATCGCCCCGCAAATCCCCATCAAATCTACACGAGGCCGCGTGAGATCCTCCGCCATTCAATCCGTAATCGCGTTCCACGTCTGATAATAACAGAGTCTGTAAACTTTTCGGGCGGTATTCGGCTCAATTTCGGAGCTAAATTCAGCGATTATAGTCGATTTATCTCTATTATTCAGAATCTTAAACTCATCTCGAAGCAGCCCTCGTCCACGCTCAACCGCCGTAGCCCAATTTAACCATTCCGAATTGAGCTTCTGGATTGCAGCACCCCGGATCGCTTTGATATCAACCGACATACCGCCATAAAACAAACTCGGCGATACTGGCAAACTGCTCTGTACATCATTACACCTTACATGATGAACAGATCTGTGTAATTATATGGTTCTGTGCGGCTGCGACGCGCCGAATCGAGGCGCCGACTCCGTCCAATGCCGGGATTCGGCTGAAGAGACTTCGCCGTCAGATGGAATTGCGACGCGAGAGGAGGGCAAGTGTTCACGCACGTACTCAGAGAACGCGTTGTTTCTTTTATGGGCGTGCCGCGACCGTCTTTCCCAAATGATGTGAAGATTCACGTCGAGCTCGCGCCGAAGGTCCCTTTCGGGGGTTGCGCGGGGCCCTCCCGCAGCATGGTGAGGACGATGCAGTTAAAGGCCCGCGCCAATCTGTCTACCGGTAAGTTCATGACCGAAAGTTCCATGCCCCTTTTCGACCCTGTGCGAACAAGTATCGTAGATGGCCGCGTAGATTTTCAGATTACCGGTAACCGTGCCACAGCGGAGATCATGAACGCGTCGTTTGATGATTTTACGAGCCTGCTCAACATCCTTTATTACTCGTTTCCTGTCTTCCTAAACGTCCTCATTCCTGAGTCTCCCTATGCACTCTATGCGTGGGGCACGGTCGGCCTTGACAAGTTCCAGTTTCAGTTCGAGCCGACCGAAGTGCGATGCTCTGCGACCGTCACATCGAAGGAGGGCCAGGAGGAACGCGTGACGCTATCGTGGCGTCGAGCACTGAAATTATCGGCACACCGCAGAGTGTTAAACGGGCTCCACTATTTTCATGTGGCCACCCGGCTTCTGGAGGTTGGGTTTAACCGCTTTGAGTTCATGTCAGAGTCGCTGCAGAACATCGCGAAGGCACTGCAATCAATCTTCGGCGAGTCGCGTGATTCCGTTCGTGCGGAACTTGTCAAGCTCGGATATCAGACCGATGAAATTGAGCGACGTTTCATCCCTTACCTTGTCCTCCGTAACGAGTTTGATGTCTCGCACGTCAACTTGGCCATGCTTACCCGCGAGCAGTTCAAGACACTGCACGAGTATTCCGACCAAGCGGAGGCCACGTTCCGCGGGCTGTTCCAGCGACTTCTAGAGAAAGTGGACAGCGGCAAATACGCCGTCCTTCCAGATACCAAAAGTTCCCTGTCCCAGGACCGAATCAAAGTCCTGGAGAAGTTGACCGCAAACTTGAACCGCTGACGTCAGTAGACAAGCTCGGAAATGATCATTTCCCCGGTCTCGCGATCCGACAGGCTTTCGAGTTGCGTCATGCGTTGGAGCACTCGCGGCGGAACCTCTTCCCCGCAGGCGTCGAGGATCTCGACGAACTCCGCCAGGATCGCGTATCCGTCCCTCAGAAACTTTTTGACATCTTCCATGTGTTGACCCTCCTCTCAACTGTTGAGCCACGCAACAGCCGCGTGTCGGTGGCGATAGAAGCTCAGAAAATCTACGCAGGCGGTAAGGAATACTTTACGCCCGCTGTCATCCCGAAGGACTCCCGCCCGCAGCTCGCCCCACTTTCGTGCACGCGCTTGCAAGACTTCGACGGGCGAGATCCCCGCAGCCGTGAGCTCCGCCGCGAGGGCCTCCGCCGCTGCGGTCGAAGCTCGGAGCTCGTCCTCGCTCATGGGCTCGGTGGCCTGGCCGATCTCTCCGCAGGCCCTTTGCAGCTCTTCGAGTAGTTTCGCCCCTTCCATGATTGACTCTCCTTCCACATTGACTTTTTCAATGGGTGCGGCTTGGATCACCGTGCCTCTTGCAGTAGACTGGGGAGGCCCGCACAGGGCGGGTCTCCTCCTATTCACCTTCGCCCCTCTCATATTGCGGCGGCTTGTGCTGGTGGTTCATGCGTTCGTCTCCCCGCTTGAATCCGTCCGTGCTC